TCATTACACAACAAGATTTTTCCTGCATGTGCATCTACTGTTAAAGTAGTATCTGCGGTTAAAGAAACAGAGTTATTAACCCCTGCTGAAATAAATCCTGCCAATGATTTGACTGGACCTGAAAAAGTTGATTTAGCCATAATTTCCTCCAAGGAAATAAGTTCTACTGTCTTGGCTTGTCTGCTAGGTCAGTCTGTAGAACAAGTTAAAATATCCTAGATACTAAAAATCATACTCCTTGGAGCATGATTTAGCAAATAGAATGTTTTAAGTTTTATGGGTTCATACAGGTGGTGCACTCTTTATTAATTCGCATTTGGTTGGTCTTTTGTAAAAGTAAAAAGAGCCATCACAATCTTTTGGCTCTTGTAATTGAGCATCAAACTTTACGATGTCGCCTTTTTCGACATACCATTTGTAGTCACCACTACCTTTTTCATTGACTCTGATGCAAGTACCGAAGACTTTTTGTCCTGTATCAAGCTCAACCAACATTTTGAATGTAGTAGGTGAGTAGCTAAAATAACCATCAACCTCTTTTTTACTAATAACTTTACCAACAATAGTGGTTCTTTTATCAGTAGGTAATTTTGGTGATTGCAAAATGTCATATTTTTTTGCGTATCTTTTGATGTCATTTGCCCAACAAATAAGAGCATAATTGTATTCTCTTTCAGCAACTTTTTTTGCCCAAGCCTCATATTTTTCTTGTTTGATTCTTGCTTTTTCATCTCTTCTTGCTTGTTCGTTGTCTTTTGCAACCTGACCAATGACAGCAACATCTTTCTCAAACTTACCAGTACCTTCACATTTGTGACAATCAACCATTTCGTACACGCTTTGTATGGAGATTCTGCCATCAGGCAAAAAGACTTGTTCTTTGCCCATCCACTCTGATGTTTGACCAGTGCCTTTACACCTGTTGCATTTAACAACCACATGAACTTTTTTGTCTATGATAGAACCAAACTCAATGACTTTATGATAACAAGATTCAGTGACTTGCCAGTGATCTTCCCATTTGTTGCCATTGTAATGACCACCTGATGTAGAACAGCCTTTGTTGTCAAAAATAACAGCACCAGTGGTACAGGTGCTATTTTCTTCTACAGGGTTTAAATCGTGTTTTAAGTAAAACATTAGGCTACCTCTTGTTCTTTTAAAAATTCATAATGCTTTTTTAAGAAGTAAACAGAAGCATGTGCTTTCTCAAAATCATGATAGAAAATACGCTTGGTATTACCATGTCGAGGATAGTCAGCCAAACTATCATCGTGATAAAGGTCATATTGCTCTAACATATTTAAGTAGCTAGTAGCATCGTACATAGGTTGGTCACCATCCATTGATTCATACAACCTCATGGCTGTCATGTCATTAGGAAGTTTAATGCTGTACATAGGGTTAGGATATTTACACTTTTTACCATCTTCGTAATTGTAAGCATTGGCTACAACCTCTAACTCAAGGTTCATAACCTCATCCCACTCAGGTGAATATTTTTCTAAATGTTTTAATGATCTCATTACGCTACCTCCATGCCTTTAGCAAAGTTACCTACAATTTCATCTCGAACCTCTTGTTCTTCTTTACAAGCATCATAGAATTGATCTACAGGTATGTCGTACATTTCGCTTAATGTTTTGATGTATTTATCAAAACCAACTGTGTGCCACGCTATTACCAAATCTTCTTGGCTAACAGGTGCTTTAAAAACATCATGTGGTGATTTACTCATATTTTCTCCTTTTTTGTTATTTAATTTATTTCCCATATAAGTAATATACATCTTTTTACATAAATGTACAACTTTTTACACATATATTACACATTGTAAGTCACTGATATGTCGTATTATTTAAAAAAAGTCGAAAAAAAAGGGCTCTTTTGAGCCCTTTTTAAGTAATAGTTGAGTAATAAACGCTATTACAAATCGTTCAATTAAGCTCCTTGTGAACCATAAATACCACGCCAGTTTGAAAAACCGAAGCTGTATCTTTCTCTAGCTTTGTAACGAATGTTACCAGTAGAGAAATCAGGTTCCATGTTGGTCTCCATGCCAGTTCTTTGGAACATTTTTAGACCCTCGCCTTGATCTGTAACAGATGTAAGCAAGAAGAAAGCATCAGGATCAGTCAAGTAATGATTAACTGTATAACCACCCGGTAACACACCTGTGTTTTGGATAGCGTTAATATCATTATCTGATGTACCTGATCTTAGAGTGCTGTTCAATATTCTGTCAGCAACAAAAACTAACTGTGGTGGAACCACAAGTTTTGAAGCATTAACAGAGATTGTTAGACCTCTATCGTCTGTAAATGTTGAGATGTCAATAAGTGCATCTTCCAATGAAGTTTCATTGAGGTCAGCCATAGAAGTCGCTCTATTCGCAGCAGTTCCACCACCTGCAAGTGGGTGATCTGTAGCGATTAAAGGTTTTCCATCACCACCAGTAAAACTGGTAGAAAATGCGTTATTGAGTACATTGGCACCTTTGACTTCTTTGGTGTTAGCCATTGATCGTGCTAGTGCTTTTGTATATCTTTTTCCTAAAGAATCGTAGAGGTTATCTTCAACTGCTTCTTCTGTTAGTGCAAAAGCTAACGCAATCGTGTCATGCGTATATCTTGCTGTATAACTTTCAGAAGAATTGTCGAAAACAACTCCTTGACCTTCAGACTTAGTTGGTGCTGAACCAAAACCCATAACCAATACTTCTTCCTCGAAAGCCTTTTGAGAGTCTTCGATAGAAAAAATTTCAGTATATTCTTGTTGGTACTGATCGTACTCAAGTCCAAATAAACTGTTCAGACCGGGTTCAAGTTCCTTCGCTAATTGTGCTCTTGAAATTGCCATAATTTATATCCTTATGCTAAACCTGCACTTTTTTGTCCACATATATGATTTTGAATCACACATAGAACATTAGTGTCAGTCGAACCTACATCCGAGTTATCAGGGTCTTCAGAAATATCTAACACTTTCAGTGGTAGTGTAGCAGTGGTGTTACCAGTACTAACTGCACATTCAGTATTTGATCTTCCTGACTTCGTGTCGCCCACAGGTGATCCATCAACAATGTCGAAGTTTCCGAACAAGTCTGCAACTGGAAAAGCTGCATTGCATTGCACTTCAAAAACAACATTAGGGTGATCTATCACATGAGCCATAATATCAGAGGAAGTAATACTTCCTTCATAATAGTTGCTAAAAATCTGTTCGCCTGAAGAATTTGTATAGCTTACGCCATTAAAAACTCCAATAATAGGCACAGTTCCAGTAGCGGCGTGTCTGCCCAATACTCCTGCTGTTAGCTGAGTAACCAAGTCTCCTTGGAAAATTGGGGTAGTCGCACCACTAGCGATTCTGTATCTTGATTGTCCACCTGAATAAGGTGCACCACTCATCATACGAACAGGTTTTAGACCAAATGGAGCATTTTTATTTGCCATAATTTAGTTTCCTGTTATTAGTTACTTTTTTTGTCCAAAAGTAACTTGAGATTCTCGCTTAGAATCATACTTAACATATCGATTGTCTTTAGAAGAATCGTTAAACATAGTATTGTCTAACGCTTCATTTGCCTGACGAGTTTTACCCTCGTAGTGATCTCTTCTTTCTTGTACAGTCTCAGTTGGCATTTTTGCTAAAACGAGTCCTTCGTTGTGAATTACGCCTGCCATCCTGCCTTGTTCGATAGTAGGAAAATGCCATCCTTCAGGTAGCTCAGAACCTTGTACAAGTTCCCAACCCTCCCTTAGTCTGTAACTCATGTTATTTGCATCTTCTTGACCTAAAGTTGCTTCTCTAATCCACCTGTATTCATAGCCTTCAGGTGGTGGAGGAGTTTCAAGTTTTCTGACTGGTCGCCATGGTTTTCTACGAGCCTCTTTATCGTGTGTCTCGGAATCACGAACAGTTCTAGTCATGTCCAAATTCTTTTCGTCTTTCATTAGATTACCTCTCTTTGTGAAATTTTTTGTTTCTCTTGGGCTACTCTTTTCAACCAGTCATCTTCTGACATGTTGTAAGGTTTTAACCCTCTGAGGCGATCTACTTCGGACTTAGAAAAAGTCACGCCTTTCTTTTTAGCTTGTGTTTTTTGCCGACTTCCTACAGAAGCAGATGCGACTCTTTGCACAGAGGGTCTATCATCTTTTACTTCGGCTTTTTCATTATTATCCAATGAAGGATAAACTTTAAAAACTCTTTTGTTTAACTCATTGTAGTAGTCGTCTGAATCAGCTTCAAAGCCTTCATTGACTAAATTAAAATGAGTAAAATACGCAAATTGGGTTGCTTCAACACTTTCTTGGTTAGATTGATCTCCATACCAAGTATTTTTACTTGCCCAATCTAAAGCCTCTCTAGTAGGCTGTGGATCAGCTTGTTGTTGAACCTGTGGTTGTACTTGTTGCACTGGTTGTGCTTGTTGTGGCTCTTGTTTTCTATTTTTAGCCATGCGTACTTTTTCTTTCTGTATAGAAAGATCGCTTTTAAGAGTGTCTGCTTTAGACATAAGCTCTGCATCACCTGATTCAACAGCTTTTTTGTACAACTCGTTGGCTTGTTGTTCTTTTGCTTCAATAGATTGTTCTTCTGCAAGCAATGTTTGTGCACCAAGTTCATTGGTATGTGTACGCAAAGCATTTATTTCAGCATCTTTTTGAGCTGCTACTTGCTCAAGATACTGTGCTCTTTGTTCAGCTTCTTTTGCTCTTTGAGTAAGTTTGTTTACTCTTTTAGACACACCTTTTGTGTACTCATCTAACTCATCGTCAGATTGTACAACTGCGTTTTGATCTGTTGCTTCCTCAACTATTTCGATGTCTAGTTCTTCAGATGCAACTTGTTCTGTTTTATTTTCTACCATTTATAAACTCACTATATCATCAGGATTAGAAATTGTCGCAATAACTTCGTCATCGTTAATTATTCTGACTTCTGCACCATCATCTAATTTAAACCTAGCACCTGCGTAACGACCAATGAGAACCCATTGTTTTTCGTGACACCATGGTGCTCCATATTTTTCTCCACTATAACAAAGAGGTCCACACTTCACCACATAAGCTACAACTGTTGCCAGTTGTTCCTTGTCTTGTGATTCTTTTGTGAGAAGGATTCCTCCTTTTGTAACTCCCTTACCACGATAAGGCAGTACCAAAATTTTCCAACCAGTAGGTTGAGGCATACGATCTAAAACAGAATCATCTAGCTTGGTTGGGTCTAATACAACCTCATCAGGTTCTACATAAGCTGAGGATAATTCTACTGTTTTTTTAGTCATTGTTTGCCTTAAAGTAATTTTTTATAAAATCCTGTACATAATACAACGCTTCCAGTTGTCCTTGCAAGTATTTATGGTGTTCCATGTCATTTAATCCACCACCCATGTATGTTTCTTTAATTGCTTCGATCTTAGAATCAATCTCTTTTTGCAATTTATTAAGAAAATCTACATCCATTAGTCTCTCATTTTAAATTCAAGACCCTGAGTAGCTGCTCCACCAC